ACGGCAGCCCGCCACTCCCCTGCCGGCCACACGCCGGGCACTTCACGGTTCCTCCCGGCGGCGGTGGATCCGGTAGATCACCTCGGTCGTGATGTAGCCGCCCGCGGATGATCCCGTGACGATCGCGCTGAGCTGGACGAGGCAGCAGATGGAGCTGGGGGGGATGACGCAGGAGGAGGCCGACGCCTACGTCGCAAAGATTCGCGGCAAGGCCCGCAACGACGAGGGGGCGCGATGAGCGCGAAGGCGTTCATGCTGGAGCCCGACGAGCCGGAGCGCGAGCCGCTGCCGCAGGGCGTGGAGTGGCCCAAGACATTGGCGCTGTACGTGGATACGATCACCGCGGCGCTGGCGCGGGCGGGTATCGACATGGACCGCGCCGCGCTGCTGGCCGAGCGCTGCACGCTGGAGCTGGCGCTGGCGCAGGGTGGTGGCAATGTCTACCTCCCCATCGGCGAAAAGCTGCGCATCGCGGCGCGCAACCGGCGCATCTACCTCGACTGGCGCGGCAACAACTACGCCGAGCTGATGACCAAGTACCGGATCGGCACCGAGCGACGGGTGCAGCAGATCATCGCCGAGCAGGCGGCGATCCAGCAGCGGCTGGTCCAGCCCGACATCTTCGACGCGCCGTAGCGGCGAAACCTTTCGCCCGGACATGCCCGCGCGCGCGCGTAGGCTGGCCCTGCGTGCGATCCCCTTCCCCTCTGACGCACGCACGCCCGGCGGCGGGGCCTCTGACGCCGCCGGGCCTCTATTCCTGGAGCGTGCGATGGACCTTGGTGATCGAATCCGACTGGCATTTTTGTGGGCGCGCGCGCGCCGCGAGCGCATCGGCTGGGTGTTGCTGACGTGCGCGCTGACGGGCGCGGTGGCGCTTGTGAATCCGGCCAAGCTGCTGGTGGGGACGTGGCTCGGGGCGAAAATCATTGCCTCGGCGCTGATCGGCGTGGCGCTCTTTCGCACCTGGGACGACCCGCGGGTGGAGGAGCTGGAAGGCATCGAGCGGGCGATGGCCTACACGCGGCGCGTGACCCTGATGGCCGCCGCCATCGTAGCGGCGGCGTTCGCGCCGTGAACGGGCGCGATGCGGGCCGCTGTTGGCACCGGCAGGTGATGGCGGCGCCGGTGCTGGTGCTGTTTCTCCTGGCGCTGGGCTGGAGCGCCCGTTCGGTCGCGGCCGAGCCTGCTGCGGTCCGCATTCCCGATGTGCCGCCGCTGTACCGGATGATGGTGGAGCGCGAGGCGGCGGACGTGTGGGGCATCCAGGCACCGGCGGCGCGCATCGCGGCGCAGATCCACGCCGAGTCGCTGTGGAACCCGAAGGCTGCCAGCCGATACGCGCACGGCATGGCGCAGTTCACGCCGCCCACGGCGGAGTGGATCGCAAAGAAGTTTCCGGCGCAGCTGGCGGGGTTTGATCCGTGGGACCCGGCGCAGACGGTGCGGGCCATGGTGATCTACGACCACTGGTTGACCACGCGCAATACCGGCGCGACCGCCTGCGACACCTGGGCGTTCGGGCTCTCGGCCTACAACGGCGGCGAGGGCTGGCTGCGACGCGATCAGCGGCGCGCGCTCCGGGCCGGAGCGGAGGATTCGGTGTGGTTCGGCCATGTCGCCGAGCACAGCGGTCGTGCCGCCTGGGCGCGCCGCGAGAACCGGGGCTACGTGAGTCGCATCCTGCTGTATTTGGAGCCGGCCTATGTGGCGGCCGGATGGTCGGGCACACCAGTGTGCGAGGCCCTGCCGTGAAATGGACGCTGGCGTTTCCCGGTGGCGGGCTGGCGGTGATGAGCGTCGCCGGCGGGCTGCTCGCTTTCGGCCTGGGCTTCTGGCTGGGCGCACAACTGCAAGCCGGCAGCGCGGCCATCGAGCAGCGCGACGAGCTCCAGCGCCAAGTGGGCGAGCTGCGCGTGGCGGCGGATGCGCTTCGCCAACGCGCGCTGCTGGGCATGCAGGACTACCGCGAGGCGCATGCGCAACTGGCCGATGCGGCCGAAGGATTGACCCATGATCTGGCGAAACTCGAAGCCACGGCGCTGCGCCAGCAGCAGCGAATGGCGCAGCTGCTGGCGGCGCATCCCGAGTGGCGCGATTGCCGCATTGGCGCTGACGGCGTGCACGCATGGAACGCGGCCGCCGCCGGTGCCAACCCTGCCACCGATGCCGCCGCCGGCGTTGGCGGAAGCGCTGCGCGAGCCGTGTCCGGCAACGCTGCCGGCGCTGTCGGACGACCGCTTGCCGGCGCTGTTGAGCAACTACCTGGCAGCGGCACAGGAATACCACCGCTGCCGCTGCAGGATGGCGCGCCTGATCCAGGCGCAGGCGATCCATGAGCGGGCCGCGTGGAAAGCCTGGTGCGATGCATTGGCCGCCGAGGGGCTGCTCGATGCAGGCTGCGCCTTGCCGCCCCCGTCAGCCAACGAGGGGTGCATGAATGGCGCTGACTGACTGGATGACGGCGGTGGCGGCGCTCGCAGCCCTGGGCGTGCTGATGAATACCGGCCTGATCCTGCGGCTGATGTGGCACCACGATGCGCGTCATTCGCGCATCGAGCACATCGACCGGCGCGTGGCGGTGCTGGAGGAGCGACTGGGCGATGTGCAGCAGATCAAGGCCCAGCTCACCGAGCAGGGTCGGCAACTTGCTGGAGTGGCGGAAAACCAGCGCCTGGCGCAGGGCAGCCTGCGCACGATCCAGAACTTCCTGATGGAGCGAAAACCATGAGCGCGAGCTTCAATGAGCGCCTGACCGCCGACCGGCGGCTTTTCCTGCTGCAGCGACTGGCCGAGGCGCGTGCGCGCAGCATGAGCAGCCTGACGCTGATGATGTGGCTGCGTCAGGTGGGGCCGTGCGACCACACCGAGGTGACCACGCAGCTGCACTGGCTGGCCGATCGCAATCTGGTGCGCCTGGAGCCGGTGATGACGCCGGGCACCGAGCAGTACATCGCCACGCTGACCCCGCACGGGGCGGATGCGGCGGAGGGCCACGTGCGCGTGGATGGCGTGACCGCGGTGGAGCGCTGAGATGAACGCGCGCGCCGGACGCACCCGCGTACACCGCCTGCCGCGCGAGCAGCGCGAGTTCGTCAACGCGCTGATCCGCGAGGGCTCGCACACGCTGCGCGAAATGGTGGAGCTGATCGCCGGGAAGTTTCCCGAGGCGGATATCCGCCTGGGCTCGCTGCATAACTACGTGCGCGGCGAGCGCGAGCTGGCCGAGCGGATGCAACGCATCAATGCCGTGTCCGACCGGCTGGTCGGCGGCCTGGGTGAGGGCGTGGGCGAAAAGGCCGGCGCGCTGATGGCGCACGCCGTCACCGCGGCGGTCACCTTCGCGGCGCTGGAAGAACAGGACGCCACTGAGGTGGACCTGAGCCGTATCGGTGCGCTGGCCCTCGCGGCCAGCCGGGCGGCCAAGACCAGCCGGCTGACCACGGACGAGCGGCGCATCGTGGCGCAGGAAGCGCGCGAGCAGGCGCTGCGCGAGCAGCGCGAGAAGCTGGAAGCGCTGGGGCGCAGCGGGGCGATTGATCCGGCGGCGCTGGCGATCGTCATCAAGGCAGCGTACGACCTGTGACCGGCCCCGCGCTGACGCTGTTCCCGTACCAGAAGCGATGGATCGAGGACGACTCGCGCTTCAAGATCGGGATGATGGCGCGCCAGTGCGGAAAGACCTTCACCAGCACACTGGAGCTGGTGCTCGATTGCATCCGCGCCGAGGCGGCCGGGCAGCGGCGGCGCTGGGTGATCCTCTCGCGCGGCGAGCGCCAGGCGCGCGAGGCGATGAACGAGGGCGTGAAGCTGCACCTGCGCGCGCTGCAGGCAGGCTTCAAGGAGCTGGAATACGACTTCGACGCCACCACCCGCGCGCTGGAGGTGGAGCTGCCCGGCGGCTCACGCATCACCGCGCTGCCAGCCAATCCAGACACCGCGCGCGGCTTTTCCGCCAGCGTGCTGCTGGACGAGTTCGCTTTCCACCAGGACAGCCGCGCGATTTGGAAAGCCCTGTTCCCGGTGATCTCCAAGCCCGGCCTCAAGCTGCGCGTGATCTCCACGCCCAACGGCAAGGGCAACAAGTTCTACGAGCTGATGACCGGCCAGGACGACGGCTGGAGTCGGCACGCGACCACGATCCACCAGGCGGTGGCCGACGGGCTGCCGCGCAATATCGACGAACTGCGCCGGGGCGCGGGCGATGAGGACTTGTGGCGGCAGGAGTTCGAGCTGGAGTGGCTGGACGAGGCCAGCGCATGGTTGGATTACGGGCTGATCGACGGCTGCGAGGACGAGCAGGCCGGGCGGCCCGAGCTGTACGCGGGCGGCCCGTGCTTTGTGGGCGTGGATATCGCGGCGCGGCGCGACCTGTTCGTGATCTGGGTGGTGGAGCAGGTGGGCGATGTACGCTGGACGCGCGAGGTGATCGCGCACCGGCGCATCACCTTCGCCGAACAGGATGCGTTGCTGGATGACGTGTTCGCGCGGTACCCGGTGCTGCGCGCCTGCATGGACCAGACCGGCATGGGCGAAAAGCCCGTCGAGGACGCGCAGCGCCGGCACGGCAGCAGCCGGGTGGAGGGCGTGCTGTTCACCGGCCCCAACAAGCTGCGGCTGGCGACGCTGGGCAAAGAGGCGTTCGAGGATCGGCGCATCCGCATTCCCGCATCGCCGGAGGTGCGCGCGGATCTGCACAAGCTCAAGAAGACCACCGGGCCGACCGGCACGCCGCGCTTCGTGGCCGAGAGCGACAGCGCCGGCCACGCCGACCGCGCCTGGGCGTGCTTTCTGGCGCTGTCGGCGGCCGACGGCGGCGACGGGCGCATTGATTATCACCGCGTGCCGTCCACGGGCAACGAACTGCCGCGCGCCATCGTGCGCGGTGCGGGCTGGCGCAATAGCAAGGGGGTTTGGTGATGGCCATTTCACGCATTCTCGGGCCGGACGGAAGGCCCATCGAGCTGGACGTGCTGGGCGAGGAAATCGCCGCGCCCTCGCTCACCGGCATCCGTCAGGTGTGGCACGGCACGGTGGCGAGCAATCTGACCCCGCAGCGGCTTTCCAGCATCCTCGAAAACGCCGCGCAGGGCGACGCGCACGACTACCTGACCCTGGCCGAGGAGATGGAAGAGCGCGACATGCACTACGCGAGCGTGCTGGGCACGCGCAAGCTGTCGCTGGTGGGGCTGGATGTGCGCGTGGAAGCGGCCTCGGATTCTGTCGAGGATGTGCGTCGGGCGGACGCGGTGCGCGCACTGACGGCTTCGGCCGAGTTCGGCGAGATGGTGGCGCACCTGGTGGATGCGCTGGGCAAGGGCTACGCCGTCTCGGAGATCGTCTGGGACCGCTCGGGCCGCGAGTGGTGGCCGAACTTCGAGGAGCGCGACCCGCGCTTCTTCCGCTTCGATCCGGACACCGGGCGCGAGCTGCGCCTGTTGGATGAGGCGGACACGTTTCACGGCCTGCCGCTGCCGGCCTTCAAGTTCGTGGTGCACCGCCCGCGCATCCGCTCGGGCCTGCCGATTCGCGGTGGGCTGGCGCGGCTGGCGGCGCCGGCCTACATGTGCAAGGCGTGGACCTGGCGCGACTGGATGGCGTTCGCCGACATCTACGGCCTGCCGATGCGCGTGGGCCAGTACGGCCCCACCGCCACCAAGGATGACATCGGCAAGCTGATGGCGGCGGTGGCCAACCTGGGCAGCGACGCGGCCGCGGTGATGCCCGAGAGCGTGCGCATCCAGTTCGAACAGGCGGCCAGCGTGGCCGGTGCGGGCGATTTCTTCGACAAGCTCGCGGCATTCTGGGACAAGCAGATTTCCAAGGGCGTGCTGGGCCAGACCATGACCGCCGACGACGGCGCATCGCTGAGTCAGGCGCAGGTGCACCAGACCGTGCGCCTGGACATCATGACTGCCGATGCGCGGGCGCTGTCCAACACCCTGCAGCGCCAGCTGGTGGAGCCCTTCTGCACGCTCAACTTCGGCCCCGGCGACGCCCCGCGCCTCACCGTGGTGGTGCCCAAGCCCGACAACACCTCGGCCCTGGTGGATGCCCTGCAAAAGCTGGTGCCGCTCGGGCTTTCGGTGGAGCAGTCGATCATCCGCGATCGCCTGGGCCTGCCCGACCCGGACGCGGATTCGGACGTGCTCAGGCCCCCGGCTGCCGCCCCGTTTCCGGCGTTGAATCGGGCGGTGAATGCGGAGGCAGTACCGGCTCCGAACAGCGCACCCAACTACCTCGATGCTCTGGCCGAAACGATGGCCGAGCGCGCTGGTGGTGCGGTGGACGACTGGGCTGAACGCATTCTCGCCGAAGCTGCACAGGCGGTCGGCTATGACGATCTTCTGGGCCGCCTTTCGATGCTGCTGACCGAGCTGCCGCTGGACGAGCTTGGCCAGGCGTTGGCGGACGGTTTCAGCGCGGCCGACCTGGCGGGTCAGTCGGATGTGAAGGACGAAGGCCGTGCCTGATTTCCGCATCGCCTACCGCCCGTTCCCGCAGCAGCAGGCGTATTTCCGTCGCAAGGTGAGCATGCCCAGTGCGCGCTGGGATGACCTGATGCACGGTGAACACGCGCACGGCTTCATGGCGGCGGGCGTGGCGCGTATGGATGTGCTCGAAGACATCCGCCAAGCGGTGCAGGACGCCATCGACCGGGGCGAAGGCTTCCCCGCGTTCCAGGCGCGGATGCGGAGCATCATTGCGGACAAGGGATGGATCGGTGGCGCGGGGGACGAGTCCGAGGCGCGTCGCGCCTGGCGCATGCGCATGATCTACCAGACCAACCTGCGCACCAGCTATATGGCCGGCCGCTGGGAGGAACTGCAGAAGTTTCCCTATCTGCGCTACCAGCACAACACCATCAACAACCCGCGCCACGAACATCAGGCATGGGACGGCCTGGTACTGGCCAGCAACGATCCCTGGTGGGACACGCACTACCCGCCCAACGGCTGGGGCTGCCGCTGCACCGTGACTGGCATCGGCAAGGGCCGCATGCGCGTGCTGGGCAAGGATGGTCCCGATGCAGCGCCCAACCCGAGCGAGGGCGACCCACCGCCGGAGTGGGCGTATCACCCGGGCAAGGCGGCGCGATCGCTGCCGGCCGCTGAATCTTTTGGCCGCAAGGTGATGGCGCTGCCGCCAGAATGGCGCAAGGCGGCATTGGATGATGCACAGAACAGGCGCGTGGATTGGTTTGGCGACTTCGTGCCGCTTGTCGCGCAAGTGCGCCAGGAGATTGCCACAGGCCGGACGTTCGCCCAGGGTTACGCAACGCCCGTCGGCTTTGTGCCGAGCGACATCATCGGCGCGCTGGCGACAGGCGCTGGTGAGCGCGCAGCCAGCGGCGCTGCCGTCACCTTTTCCCCGCCGACTCTCTCAACTGCGCTGGTGGCACTCAACGACCGCGCGCTGTATCACTCTCTGCGAGATCACAAAGCGGTGGGCCGCCCTGGAATCCAGGCCGCCATCGCGCGCGAAGTGGGCACCTTGCCGTATTGGGTTTCCGATCCGGAAACGATCGTGCTTTATGAGCCAGCCCGCGCTCAGGCAACCGAGATGCTGGTGTTTGCGCGTGCGCTCGCTGACGGACGATACGCCACGCTGCACATCGACGTCGGCCTGAAGGAAGGGAGGACGCGTGAACCCGTGCAGGCCAACTGGGTGCGAACCGTGGAAATAAAAACCCGCCAACAGCTGGGCGGGTTCATCAAGTTGAGAGGCGAGTGGTGAAGTACGCGCAGCCCTGGGCAGGATTCGAACCTGCGGCGGATCGCTATGCGAGACCCCTGTACCTGAGCGGGGAGCTACAGAGCTGGCGTGAGGAAATCCTACCATGACCGACACCGTCACCATCACGCTGGACGATGCCGCCGTACAGGCCGCATTCGACCGACTCGCCCGGCTCGCGCGCGATGCCAGCCCGATGATGGCCGAGATCGCCGAGCACCTGCTGGAGAGCACCCAGCGCCGCTTTGATACCGGTACGCGCCCTGATGGTGTGCCCTGGGTGGCCCTGAAGGATGGCAGCGGGCGCACACCACTGCGGGTCAGTGGCACGTTGCGCGATCAGATTTTCCCCAGCCATGGACCAGATTTCGCCCAGATCGCGGCTACGACGAAGTACGCGCGAGCGCATCAGGAGGGCACGGAGCCCTATGTCATCCTGCCGGTCAAGAGGAAGGCGCTGTCGTTCCGGGGGCCGGACGGCAAGAAGATAACCCGACGCAAGGTTGACCACCCGGGTCTGCCAGCGCGGCCGTTCCTCGGCCTATCCGACCAGGACCGTACAGACATCGAGCAGATCGCCGGCGCATACTTGGAAGAGGCTGCAGGCGGGTGACGTAGGTCACCGACCCCGCCTGCGTCGCCATTGCGCCTCCCGCAATAAAGTTGCGATTTCTGTTCATCGTTGTTCGCCCGTGTTCGACTTTGTTCCCCATTTATCGCGCTCACGGCCCTTCATTTATAAAGCTCGGGGACAGCCAGGGCGCGGCGGTGGTCGATGGCATCCGCTACTGCTCCTGGGGCGGCACCTCGCGCCTGACGAATCTGTTCGATCCCAGCGACGCGATGATGGTCGCGGGTGGCCTGTTCTTCGGCGGCGAAGCCAACGACGGGCTGGTCGGGCGCTGCAGCTCGCACCTGGGCGTCGTGCTGCGCGACAACTACGGCTGGAATCATCTCGATG